AGGCCCCTAGAGGCCTCCCAGTGATGGTTGACACACTCCATGCAGTGCATAGAATCATCAACTACCAAAACCCGTTTGGAGCTAGTTTAGGATGCAGACGAAAACGCGCAAGCGACAATTAGTCGCAAGCCGAGAGTACTCTGGCTCTACTAATCGTGATGTCCCTCAATGGGATGTTCACGTTGAGTTTCAGCCAGCCTCTAGTCTACATTCGATACAGACAACTGTATCAGAAGGTCATAATGTTCGCCTTCTTGGCAAACAGAATGATGACGTTGGTGGCGAGTTCTTCTCGCAGCAAGTGACATATTGGGATAACTCCCCCTATGTCCACGTAACTGAATTTCCGGATGGTTACGGCCAGTATTATAAAGGCCATATCTACCCGTACATTCGTTACTATGCTAGTGGCATGGAAAATTTCTTTCCTGTCGAGGCATCGACTCAATCAGAGATCGACGCTCTCGGCACGACAGCAATTTCCCGTGTCCTTCCCACCAACCCTGTTGCCGGTCTGGCAGTCGCCCTCGGAGAACTCCGAGAGGGATTTCCCAGAATCGTAGGTACCTCCCTCTTCAAGGATCAGGTTCGATTCGCCAAGAAAGCAGGCGATGAGTACCTGAACGTTGAGTTTGGTTGGAAACCTATGATCGCCGACCTTGTGAAATGGGTTCACGCTGTGCGCGATTCTGACAAGATTTACGCGCAGTTTAAACGTGATTCCGGACGCAGGGTTCGACGCAGGTACACCTTCCCTAAACTGGAAGAGATTGTTTTGGCTGAGGTTGTTCCCAGGTCTATTCAACCTGGCCCCATCTTCAACAATCTCTACACACAGGGCTCGAACCTCTTTGACTGTCATGTTGAACATAAACTGACACGTGAAAGATGGTTCTCTGGAGCTTTCACTTACTATCTTGAGTCCGATTCGGGCCCAGATGGTGAGTGGAAGAGGCATCTCCAGCGGTTAAACAAACTCTATGGTGTGAAAATCACCCCTGAGGTTGTTTGGAACCTAGCCCCGTGGAGCTGGGCCGCAGACTGGTTCGCTAATACTGGTGACCTTGTTCACAATGTCACTCAGTTTAGTCAGGACGGTCTCGTTATGCCGTACGGCTACATGATGGAGAAGTCCATCTTGAGAGCTCAGTACAGCATCAGGGATATCCCACTAAAAAGTGGGACAGTACCTGACCTTACACAGGTCTTCACTAACACAGTGAAGACTCGTCGTAGGGCAACGCCCTTCGGGTTTGGACTGACCTTTCCGGATTTCACGGAAAGGCAGGTCGCTATCATGGCAGCTCTGGGTTTATCCCGGAGCCGATAGCGCCTTTTCTATCCACTGTCCTGCTGCAGTCATGCAGCACAAGCAAGGAGCAATTGTCATGAGTTTCGCCGATCCACAATCTGTGACGATCAATGCGGTCGCACAGTCTCTTCCTAGGACTAGCTCCGGCGTTAACGCCGGAACCTTCTCCAAGGACGATGCTACCGTCGTACTGAAGGTTTCTCATCAGTACGGCAAGCGCACGCGTCGAACAGTCCGTCTGGACTGCTCGAAGATCGCGAGTAACCCGTTCGACACGTCTCTTAATCAGAGCGTTTCGATGTCGGCTTACCTCGTTGTCGACGTCCCCATCCAGGGCTACACGATTACGGAACAGAAGCAGATCGTCGATGCGCTTACAGCGTATCTGACGGCCAGCTCCGGTGCCCGCGTCACGCAGCTTCTAGGTGGAGAGAACTAGACAGTCGCTCTTCCGGGTTGGCAACATTCATGGCTCGGGAACTCGACCTCTATCAGGAGGCAAGTTGAAAAGCCTGATGTTGCTCTGGCAGATGGCCTCCAAAGAACTTGGAGGCTGGTGTCAAACCAGCACAGATCGGGACTATAAAACAGTCTCCGATCGAGTTTCACACGAGGGGTTATCGTTTCTGACGATCACCCTTCCACAATTCGCCTCTGACTTCCAAAAAAGTTTGGAGGTGGGCTTTGTGGACTCTACCTCTTTTTCGGGTTTTAGAAAAAGAGGGGGTCTCCCGATGTTTCTATCGGGTTTCCTTAGTCGTGTGTTCTCCGATGACGGTAAGCTTTTGTCCGAACCGGATCCAGATGCTGTCCTAGCCATTCGTCAACTTACGTTGATGTTTGGTAAGATAGCTCTTGACTGCACCGAGAGGCGTAATCAAGATGCATTTGACCGGTACGTACAATGTGAGAAGGATGTTCGCATCAGTGATCAGAATCTTGATCAGGAGTCGAAGGATAGTTTTCTACGTATCTCTCGGCTTCTGTATTCTGATCTATTCTCTTCTATTGACCATATGGTCTATGAAGGGAATCTGATACCCCGCCATGGTCCCGGAGCTACCGCAGATCGCCTAAGGGCGAATGCTAAGTATCTCCAGAGGGAGTGGACTCGGAGGTTGGAGGAGCTTTTTCCAGCCACTGATTTTCTACTCCCATCGCACCGTTACTGGCGCGATGCCCAGCAGGTGAACATTCTCGAACCCGGTGCTGAGAGACCCGTTAGGGTCATAACAGTACCTAAAACGCTGAAGACACCCCGAATCATCGCGATTGAGCCTACTTGCATGCAATACATGCAACAGGCCATTCTCGAGAAGCTCGTTGAAGGAGTAAACCGTGATGAACGTTTATACTCTTTCATTGGGTTCGACGACCAAACTTCAAATCAGTATCTTGCGCAGCAGGGCTCCATTACTGGTGCTCTTGCTACACTTGACTTATCTGAAGCGTCGGACCGTGTCTCCAATCAGCATGTACGTGATCTACTAACTGACTTTCCTTGGCTGTCGAAGGCCGTGGATGCCAGTCGATCACGAAAGGCTGATGTACCTGGTCATGGCGTTATACGCCTGGCCAAGTTCGCGTCTATGGGTTCAGCGCTCTGCTTTCCCTTCGAGGCAATGGTGTTTCTAACCGTTGTCCTGATGGGAATTGAAGATGCGCTAAGCCTCCGTCTGACCGATAAGATGATCTCTCGTCTTGTCGGTAGTGTGCGTGTGTACGGGGACGATATTATTGTTCCCAGTTACACGGTTTCTTCCGTTGTTCGCTCCCTTGAGACTTTTGGGTTCAAGGTTGGGCGAGACAAGTCTTTCTGGTCTGGAAGATTCAGAGAGTCTTGTGGTAAGGAATACTATGCCGGACACGATGTTTCAATTGTTCGTGTTCGCACTTTACTCCCTACGCAACGGACTGACTCTGAGGCTCTTGTGTCCACTGTAGCACTCCGGAATAGGTTCTTTACATCCGGGATGTGGCAGTGTGCCAGACACTTGGATGATGTCCTAGGAGAGTTTCTCAACCTTCCTGCGGTATCACCCACTTCGCCTAGTTTGGGCCTTTATTCATTTACCGGCTACCAAGTCGATAAAATGGATAAAGACACGCATGGCCCCTTAGTAAAGGGCTATGTTGTGGTCCCCCGCATTCCTCGCTCACGCTTGGAAGGCGTTGGAGCCCTGCTCAAGTTCTTCTTGAAGCGTGGGGATGAACCTCACGACAGGAAGCACTTGGAGAGTTCAGGACGGCCTACGATCGTCGACATCAAACGTAGGTGGGTCCGCCCCTTCTAGTTGGGGTGGACACTATGCGTCATAATGGCGCATAGTGATAGGAGGGTC